CCCGAGCACGCAAGACTTTGGTCTGTTTGAATTCCTGAATCAACGCGAAAATGGGATGTGTTGACTGTGGTTCCGATGTGATTTCGTCGAATGGGCCTGGTCGGCCGCGCATTCGATGCACGATTTGTTCGCCATCCAGTGCCGGCAAGCTGGTCGGCCCAAAGCCGAAAAGAAAATCTCTTGGATTGAGAATCTGCCATTGCGGCATTCAATTCGAGCAAAGGACGAGCGTCCATGCTTACTGTTCGAGTCGCTGCAATCAAGATGCGGAAAATGCACGTGTCGCGGCTAAACGCGTGCCGATTGAACTTGTGTGCCAATGGTGTGAGCGACCATTCACAAAGGCTTATGGAGACCTACGCAGTAGGTTCTGCTGCACGTCGTGCAGGCTCAGCTATAAGAATCGGAGGACAGGTGGACATACGCATGCGCGGCGCGCCAAAGCCAGGGGTGTGGCTTATGAGCATATAGATCGGATCAAAATCTTTGAGCGCGACCTATGGCGCTGCAAATTATGTGGGAAACCAACGCCGCGAAAATTGATGGGCAAGAGACAACCTTCATCGCCGACTCTCGATCACATCGTGACCTTTGCCGAAGGCGGGGCCCATGTCGCATCGAACGTTCAGTGCGCGTGCCATGGATGCAATGTGCGCAAGGGTCGGCGCTCTCTCGGACAAACGAGGCTTTTCTGATGGCTCGCGGCGGATCAAGAATAGGTGCCGGTCGGCCGCGCAAAGGCGAGACCGCAGATCAGAAACGAGCAAGGCTTGCGCAGCCGGTCGAAACGAAGGTCGCGGCATCTGGATTGACCCCTTCTGGTGCAATCCTTCCTGTCGGCGACGATCTCGATGCGGATTTGAGTCCGCTCGACTTCCTCAAGGCGATCCAGCGTGATAAGCGTCAGCCGATCGAGGTCCGTCTGCGAGCTGCGGTAGCTGCGGCGCCTTATGCTCACGCGAAACTGCGCGATGCCGGCATGGGCCTGAAGGATGAGCGCAAGAAACGCGCGAACGATGTCGGCAAGTCGACGAGCAGATTCGCCGCCTCTGCCGCACCGCTCGCGCTCGTGGGCGGCGGCAAGGCCGGCACGTGAGCGACCTCACCTGGACGACTGCATGTCCCGATTGGGAAGATCGCATCGTTCAACGTCGATCGCTCATTCCGTTCCCACCGCTCTACCCTGAATCCGCAGAAGCCGGGCTGGCCGTCTTCAAGGCGCTCCACATGGTGGACCTCGGCAATGCCGAAAGCTCGCCGACCATGGGCGACGTGTCGCGCGACTGGGTCATGGACTTCGTCGCGTCGATCTTCGGGGCCTATGACCCGGAAAGCGGCCGGCAGCGGATCCGCGAATTCCTGCTGCTGATCTCGAAGAAGAACGGCAAGAGCACCGATGCCGCAGCGATCATGCTGACGCTGCTGATCCGCAACTGGCGCCAGTCGGCGGAATTCCTGATCCTTGCACCGACGAAGGAGATCGCGGACAACTCCTTCACGCCAGCGCGCGACATGATCAAGGCCGACGAAGAGCTTGAAGACCTATTTCACGTCCAGGAGCACGGCCGGACGATCACGCACCGCAACTCCGGCGCCACGCTGAAGATCGTCGCGGCCGATTCGCAGACCGTCGGCGGCAAGAAAGCCGCGGTCGTGCTGGTCGATGAGCTCTGGATCTTCGGCAAGGATCCGAAGGCCGAGAACATGCTGCGCGAGGCGACCGGTGGCCTGGCCTCGCGCCCCGAAGGACTCGTGATCTACCTATCGACGCAATCGGACGAGCCGCCGGCCGGCGTGTTTGCTCAGCGGCTCGAGTACGCGCGCGGCGTGCGCGACGGCACCATCGACGATCCGCAGATGCTGCCGGTCCTGTACGAGTACCCGAAGGCCATGCTCGCTTCGCAAGCCTACCTGCAGCCAGAAAACTTCTACGTCACGAACCCGAATATCGGCGCATCCGTCGACGAATCGTTCCTGCTGCGGGAACTGAAGAAAGCCCAGCTTGGCGGCAAGGCGTCGCTCGCCGGCGCGCTGGCGAAGCACTGGAACATTCAAGTCGGCATGTCGCTGCATGGCGAGCGCTGGGCTGGCGTCGACTTCTGGGAAGGCAACGCCGTCGAGCGCGTCAGCCTCGAGGATCTGATTGCCCGCAGCGAAGTGATCACGGCCGGCATCGACGGTGGCGGCCTGGACGACTTGCTGGCGCTGGCCTTCGTCGGCCGCGAAGCCGTCGGCACCGGACCGGCCAGCGACGGTGGCGGCGGCCGCGCGAAGAAGTGGCTTCACTGGGCGCATGCGTGGGCGCATCCGTCCGTGCTCGAGCGGCACCAGCAGGAAGCGCCGAAGCTGCTGGACTTCGAGACTGCCGGCGATCTCACGCTGGTTCAGCGCATGGGCGACGACATTGCGGAGCTGGTGACCTTCATCGAGCAGGTCGAAGCATCGGAGCTGCTCGACAACATCGGCGTCGACCAGGCCGGCATCGGCCAGATCGTTGACGCGATCGTGGGCGCCGGCATCGCGTTCGAACGGATCGTAGGCATCCCTCAAGGCTGGAAGCTGGTCGGCGCAATCAAGACGCTCGAGCGCAAGCTGGCGGAAGGTACTTTCGAGCACGGCGGCCAGCCCATCATGGCCTACGCCGTGAGTAACGCCAAAGCGGAGCCGCGCGGGAACGCGATCATCATCACGAAGCAAGGCGCCGGGAACGCCAAAATCGACCCGCTGATGGCGACCTTCGACGCGGTCGCGCTGATGAGCATGAATCCGCAGCCGAAGCGCGCGTCCTTTCAGTTCTTCTTTGCAGGGGGCGGCAAACCGCAAACCGTGGCGCGTTAAGTGGTGTTCCAATACGCACCATTGAAATCTGGAGCGCGACGATGAACCGAGCGTGGGCACAACTCGAGATCAAGGCGACATCCGATACGTCGGGCAAGCGCACTTTCTCCGGCATCGCGACGACGCCGAGCACCGATCGCATGGACGACCAGGTCATGCCGGAAGGTGCGAAGTTCAAGCTGCCGATCCCGTTTCTCTGGCAGCATGACTCGCGCGATCCCATCGGTTGGATCACGGCGGCGCGCGTGACGCCGAAGGGCATCGAGGTCGATGGTGAGGTCGCTGACTTCCCGGAGCCGGGCCCGCTGAAAGATCGGCTCACGATGGCCTGGCAGATGCTCAAGAGCAAGCTCGTGCGCGGCCTATCGATCGGATTCAACTCCATCAAGTCGGCACGCATCGACGGCACTTACGGCCTGCAGTTCCTGGAATGGGAGTGGCTCGAGTTGTCGGCAGTCACCATCGCCGCGAACCAGGAAGCCTCCATCACCACCATCAAGTCGATCGATAGCAGGACGCTCGCCGCGCTTGGCACTCAGCGTTCAGCGGTCGGCAACTTGACGCCCGGCGCTTCGGGCAATTCGGCCGCATCCCGCGGCAATTCCACAAACCGGAGCCAGAAAGGGCACGACATGAAGACCTTGAAAGAACTGCGCGATGAGCGCACCACGAAGCTCGCGCGCCAGGCCGAACTGGTCGCCGCGCGCAAGAGCGCCGACGGCCAGGAACGCGAGTTCGACGCCGACGAGCGCGCCGAGTTCTCGGACCTTGCCGGCGAGATCACCAGCCTGGATGACCAGATCATGATGGGCGAATTCCACCTGCGCAGCGCCAGCGGCGCGCGCGAAGTGCGCGGTGGCAACTCGGAAGAAGGCTCGCGCTCGCGCGACAACTCCCGCGTCATCGTCAAGAGCAAGGACAAGGACGACAAGTTCGCCGGCCAGTCGTTCGTGCGCCTGCTGATCGCGCGCACGCTCGCGAAGCAGACCGACCAGTCGCCGATCGCCATTGCGCAGAAGCGCTGGGGCGAAACGAATCCGACGATCGTCGCGCTGCTGAAGGCGGCCGTCGCCGGCGGCGGCACCGGTTCAGGCGAGTGGGGTTCCGAGCTCGCGCAGTCGGACACGAAGTTCACTGGCGACTTCTTGACCTTCCTCTACGCGCAGACGGTCTTCGATCGCCTGCCGCTGCGCCAGGTGCCCGCCCGCGTGCACATCAAGGGGCAGGATGGCCAGGGCACCGGCTACTGGGTCGGCGAATCGAAGCCCATCCCGGCCACCGCGCTGGACTTCAGCGATGTCGAGCTGCTGCCGAACAAGGTAGCGGCGCTGGCCGTCGTATCGAACGAGTGGCTCGCCGATTCGGATCCGGGTTCCGAGCAGCTGGTGCGCGATGCACTGGTGCAAGCCAGCGCGCAGCGCGTCGACACGACCTTCCTGTCGGCGGTCGCGGCCTCGGCCGGTGTCTCGCCTGCCGGTATCCTGAACGGCCTGACGCCGATCGGATCCGCGGGCACGGATGCCGCGGCGCTGCGCACCGACATCAAGGCGCTTTACCGGCCGTTCATCACCGCGAAGAATGCGTCGAACCTGACGCTGGTCATGAACCCGAGCACCGCGAAGGCGCTGAGCCTGCTGGTGAACGCGCTCGGTCAGACCGAATTCCCGGGCCTGAACGCAACCGGTGGCACCTTGCTGGGCGATACCGTAGTGACCGGCGACAACGTCGATCCGTCGGACATCATCCTGATCAAGCCGTCGGATGTGTGGCGCATTGGTGATACCGGCGTGGAAATCACGATGAGCAAGGAAGCGATGATCGAGCAGGACAGCGCGCCGACCGGCGCGACCGATACGCCGACCGCTGCAACCGCGACCTTCACGTCGATGTTCCAGGAAGAGTCGACGGCGTTCAAGGTGGTGCGTCGGATCGCGTTCCAGAAGCGCCGCACGTCGGCTGTCTCCTGGATCAACAACGCCGATTACGATGGCGTGACGAGCTGATCTGCCAGATGGCATGAGGCCCGGCCCGGCCGTTTCGCGACGGCCGGGCATTTCTTCAAGGGGAACCGAATGACGACAGTGATTGCGCTCAAGCCGCACCGCTACGGCCTCCAGCGGCAGATCGGCGACAAGTACGAGGTCACGAGCGCGGCCGACCTGCGTCTCGTGCGCGCACTCGGCTGGTCGAAGGAAGCCGCGCCGTCCGCCGCGCCTGCCAAGACGGCGCCCTATTCGCGCCGCGACCTGGTCGCCGCGCCGGCGGCCGAGCTGAGCACGACGGTACAGACGGCCGAGATCGGCGTCGCGCCGGCAGAAGACGCGCCGCGGCCGAAGCGCCAATACACCCGGCGCAACCTCGGAGTCGAGTGATGCGCCTGCTCGGCTTCGAGCTCACGCGCGCGAGCGCTGTCGCGCAGCGCGTTCAAACCGCGGTAGCGAAGGCCGCCAGTGCATCGCTGCGATCGATTTCCGACGCGCGATCATGGATCACGCTCTACACCGGGCAGCCTTCGGACTGGTTCCAGAAGGACATCCACATTAACCCGGACCGGATCCTGGCGCAGTCGACGGTCTTCTCCTGCATGACACTGATCGCGTCCGACATCGCGAAGTGCTGCCTCAAGCTGGTCGAGAAGGACACCGACGGCATCTGGATCGAGGTCGATGTGCCCGCGTTCTCGCCGGTGATCCGCAAGCCGAACAACTACCAGACGACCCAGCAGTTCATCGAATGCTGGATCCTGTCCAAGCTGAAGTCCGGCAACACGATCGCGCTGGTCGAGCGCGACAAACGCGGCGTTGTCACGGCCCAGCACGTGCTCGACTGGCGGCGCGTGCTGCCGCTGGTCTCCGACGATGGGCGGGTCTACTACCAGCTGCAGACCGATGTGCTGGCCGGCATTGCCGAGACGTTCCCGGCCGTGCCGGCGTCGGAGATCATGCATGACCGCTGGAACTGCCTGTTCCATCCGCTGATCGGCATGTCGCCGCTCTTCGCGTCCGGCCTGGCCGCCGAACAGGCGCTGCGCATGCAGAGCAGCTCGGCCAAGTTCTTCGAGAACATGATGCGTCCGAGCGGCGTGCTGACGGCGCCGAAATCGATCAGCGATGAAGTCGCCAACCGGCTGCAAAAGCACTGGGAGGACAACTTCACCGGCAACAACATCGGCAAGGTGGCGGTGCTCGGCGACGACCTCAAGTACATGCCGATGGCGCAGAACGCCGAAGATTCGCAGATGGTCGAGCAGCTCAAGCTCACTGCCGAGCAGGTCGCCTCCACCTTTCACGTCCCGGCCTACATGGTCGGCGCCGCGGCGGCACCAACCGTCACGAACGCGCAAGTGCTGACCGTGCAGTATTTCGGCCAGTGCCTGCAAACGCTGATGAAGGCCTTCGAGGACGTGCAGGATGACGGCATGCGCCTGGCGAGCGTCGTCGGCCACACCTACGGCGTTTACCTCGAGCTCGACGACCTCTTTCGCATGGATGAGCTGACGCTGTCGACGGTGCTGAAGGAGCAGATGCAGTCCGGCATCCGCAAGCCCGACGAAGCGCGCCGGCGCCTGAACCTCGGCAAGGTCGCCGGTGGCGACACGCCCTACCTGCAGCAGCAGAACTTCAGCCTCGCCGCGCTCGCGAAGCGCGATTCGAGCGCGGATCCATTCGGAACGGCGCCAAAGCCAGCACCAGCAGCGCCAGCCGACCCGGCTGCGGATCCTGGCGCGCCGCCGCCCCCCAGCAAGGACTACAACGCATTGCGCGATCGCGTCGAGCGCTCCGAGTCGGCGATGCAGGAAATGCTGGAGCTCGTGCGCCAGGTCAAAGCCTCGAGCGATGCGGAGATGGAAGCGCGCCAGGAAGCGGCGCGCATCGAACGCGAACGACTCGAGAAGACGGCCGAAGCCGATGCCGCCTCGCATGCGCTGGCCGATGCGCTGATCGCCCGGTTCGCGAAGGCCGATGATGAAGCGTGAGCGCGCCGGCCGTGACGGGCGGGATGGCCGGGACGGCGTCGATGGCGCGCCGGGCGAGCCGGGCCTACCCGGACGCCATGGCATCGACGGCAAGGATGGAAGCCCCGGCGTCGCCGGCCGCGCCGGCAAGGATGGCGCGCCGGGCAAGGATGGCAGGCCGGGCTTGGCCGGCGCCGACGGCGCGCCAGGTCGCGACGGCAAGGACGGTGCACGCGGCGCGCGCGGCGAGCCTGGGCCGCCCGGCCCGATCCCGGATCACGAATGGGACGGCACGCGTCTGCGGTTCGAGAAGCCGGATGGCAGCTGGGGCGACTTCGAGGATCTGAAGGGCCCCAAGGGCGACCCGGGCCGCGATGGCTTCGGCGGTGGTACCGTGGTGCTCGGCGGCGGCGTGGCATCCGGGAACAGCTACTTCCCTGGGGGTTGGCAATGACCTTCGCCAGCGATGCGGAGATGGCCTGGGCGCATGGCATCGATCAGCACACCGGGCTGCCCAAGCTCGACAACACGGCCGCGGCACTGGTCTCCTCGGATTTCGGCCTGGCGGTCAATCTCGTCGGGACGAACTACATCGACTTCGGCAGCCTCTTCGGCGGAACCGGGACGCTGACCTACGCCGGCGCCGGCAAGTACACGGCCGAGGTCGACAAGTGCAATGTGCTCTCGCTGGGTGACCGCGCGACATTCCGGCCGAATGGCGCGGTGCTGGTCGCGAGCTGGTACACGTACAGCTTCGGATCTGGCTGGGAAGACACCGGCGGCGGCGGTGCGACAGTCGTCGAAGGCGACGGCATCATTGCGCAGGATTCTTCGTTCACGTTCGTGTGCACGCACAACGGATCGATCAATATCCTCTGGTCCAAGCAGGGCGGCGTCGTCAGCAAGGTCACGGTGCCATGCAGTCCACGTGACTCGGACCCGCATCCGCTGCGCGCCGGACTCGACGATGAGACCTCGAGATCGATGGTCGGCGTCGTCTCGCACCTGCTGGCCTCGAGCCAGGTAGCCGACGAAACCTGGGCATTGGCCTTCCTCGACGATCCGACGATCATTGAAGCGCCGGCCGCGGCGTTCAACGCCGGCCGCGCTTCCAGCTCCAACTCGGTACTTTGACCATGAAGAAAAACGTCGCCTCGCAGATCATCGGCGCGCAGCTCGTCGACGCCACCGATGGCTCGCCCTTCATCGATAGCGACGGAGCGACCGTCTACATCACGGGCGACGGTGGGTCGCAGGCGATAGGCACGGTCGGCTCCGGCATCGCGGCGCACAAGGGCAACGGGTATTACAGCTACGCGCCATCGCAGGCCGAGACGAACTTCGATCACATCGCGTTCACCTTCGTCGCCGCCGGCGCGGTGCCGGCAACAGTGCAGGTCTACACGACTTTCCCGCAGACCGGCGATGGCTTCGCGCGGCTGGGCGCGCCGGCTGGCGCCTCGGTCTCGGCCGACATCGCGGCGATCCAGGCCGACACGAACGACCTGCAGGCGCGCACGCCGGCCGCGCTGGTCTCAGGTCGCATGGATGCGTCGGTGGGCGCGATGGCCGCGAACGTGATGACGGCCGCAGCCGCCGCGAGCGACCTGACGACCGAGCTGCAGACCGGC